TGATGCTGGGCAGCTCCTCGTCGGGCGTCGCAAACGGCCGCCGGCCCTCGTTGATGTCCTTTTGCGCCCAGGTGTCCTGCGCGAACAGTAAGGCGAATGTAACCCGGTCCACGTCCGGCGCCGTGATCTGCCGCAGCAGCCGCTCCGGCAGATCGGTCAGCTCTGCCAGCAGCGCGAGGCCAGACGGGATCTGCTGGCGGCCCCAGCGGATCGAATGCTCGTAAGTAGGCGCGCGAATGATGATCGCCTCAACATCGCGCCCTTCATGCTTAAGCGGCGTAAACAGCTCGACCACGAACGAGCCGTCCCGCCGCATTGCCCAGGCTGCTCCCACTGGTTACACGCCCGGCACGAAGCCGCCAGTGGTCTGGATCAGCGCCGCGACGTTGGTGGCGCCGGTCGAGAGGTAGTTGTTGATGACGGCATTCTGGTCGACGCCACCGATCACCCGGGTATTGGTCGGGAAGTCCCACAGGTAGACTTGCTCGCCCGCGATGTTCAGCTCGTAGTGCATGATGCACCGTATCGAGTAGTTGGTATGCATCACGTCGCCGCGCCGATAGTTCTGCGGATCGGAGCGGCCCAGCATGCCTTTGAGCACCGCCATGGCTTGCGCCGCCTCGCCGGTCGATTGATCGCGGATCACGCCGTAGGCGGTGAAGTAGTTCATCGTGCTGGCCCACGACCCGATCAATTCCATGACCTGCGGCGTCAGGCCGAGCAACACAAACGTGCATTCCAACCGCGCGATGACCGTGGAAATTTCCACGGCGACCGGCGCGCCGCCGGCACGGTGGTCGACGTACTGCATGTCCAATCCCGGCAGCTTCAGTTCTGTCAAGATCAGGTGGTTGCTGTCGGCAGCATTATCGGCCGCCGACCCGCAGAACAGGTTGGCGTCCTCCATAGTCCAGACGGGATTCGGCATTGCTGACTCCTATTGCGAGCAACAAAAAACCCGGCGCGAGGCCGGGCCGATCAGGTTGACTTGTTGGGGTTGGATTAAGCGGCGACGTTGAGCTGCTGCTCGAGCTGGGCCACCATCTGGTCAATGGCGGGCTTGTAGCGCGCGCTCATGGTGGTGATCAGTTTGAGCACCGGCGGCTCTTCGGCGACGAACCCGACGGTCAGGTGACCGAGCCGGATCTCGTTGGCGGAGTTGAGCGCACCGCGGAACGTGGCGTGACCATCGATGATCTGCTCACGTGCTTTCAGCACGCCGAGGAAGTCGTTGATGGTGGTGATGACATTGTGCACCGTCTGCCGATCGATGTTGGCTCGACCGAGGTAGGTGCGCAGCGCCGGCATCAAGCTCAGGTGGATGTAGTCACGCCCGCGCTTGACGTTGATCATTTGCCACAAGGGATCGTCGCCGACGTTGTCGAGGGTGATCGAGATGAAGCCGCCCGAGGAGATGGCGGACTCGATACCGATCAGACCACGGGCGATGATGCCGATGTTGGCCGCCAGCAGCTGCTGCCCTTCGGTGGCTGGGTCAGTCAGGTTGAAGTTGACGGTGCGGGCCGGGCCGACAATGCCCTGAATGGGCTGGTTGGCCCACGAGTGGAACGGCGCCCCAGTAGCGAAGTCGCGCGCCACCGCCAGCCCGATCTCACGCGGCGCCCGCGGCACCACGATGATGTTGCTGGAGACCGGGTCCATGATCTTGACGCCGCCCGAGACCGCGATCAGCCGCTGGTGGTTCATGGTGGTGCGCCAGTTCTCGTCAGCGATCTGGCTAATACCGGCCGACTCCACGACGGCGACGCCGATCAGGTTGTCGAGCACTGCCGGCAACGCTGCGCACACCGGGTTGGCGCCGAGCGCCATGGTGGCAGTCATCGTGCACTGGGTCGCCGCGATGGCGTCGCGACCGCCGGTCAGGGTCGGGCCAGACAGCGACAGGCCGGTCACGGTGGTGCCGAGGGTGAACGAGTTGCCGGAGGCGCCCGCGGTGTCGTCTACGATGTTGATGGTGCCCGTTACCAGCGTGTAGGTGCACTTGCTGATCTGGGTGTCGGCGGTCGAGTTCAGGAACGTCACTAGGCTGTTGAGGGTGGCTGACAGATTGGCGCCGATCTGGACTTGGTTACCCACCGGGGTGCCCGATACGAAGGTGACGGTGCTGCCATTGAGGTTGATGGTGGCCCCGATGCCCGGCTGCTGATTGAAAATCATCGAGCCGGACGCGGCCAGCGCCGTGATGGGCGGACCATCGGGCGGCGGCACGGTCACCAACGGCGCCACCGTCATCCAGGCGCCCCAACTGTCGATGGTGATATCCTGGTTGTGGATCGAGCCGTCGGCCTCGGCCACCACATGCGCTACCGGCTGGATCAGATTGGCGCCGTTAGTCTCGCCACCGCCCGGGGCGAACGTCAACTGATACATGGCGCCCGGCTTATAACCCTGCCCGACCGTGTTGACGTTGAGCGTGTTGAGGCTGTTGGCCTGCTGCCCGGTATAACCAGGTGCACAGATTAGCCGCGGCGTGCAGTACAGCATGTTTGGCGCCTTGGTGAACGCCCACACTCCGGTCTGCAGGATCGAGTTGCCCATCACCTTCGAGATGGTCTGCTGCAGTTTCAGGTTGGCATTGGCGTCGGTGCCGTAGTCGGTGCGAACGATCACAATCTGCGCTGCGACCTGGAAGTCGGCGAGCTGCGCGTTGATGCCGTTGATGGCGTCGGGGATGTAGCCGTCGGTCCCCAGCGCGGTCAGCTTATCAACGTCGTTGCTGTAGACCAGCACCGGCGTGTTGAGCGGATAGATCGTGGCATCAGCCGTCGAGCACGGCCCGATGATGCCGATCACATCCATGTTGGCGCCCAGGACGGGTTTGGCCTGGTCATCAACCTGGATAAACTGTAAGCCGAAATATGGCTGAGACATGAGCCATCCTTTCTTTGGGTATGGAGGAGGAATAGAGGACCGGCGGCTGCCGTCAGGCCGCCGGCAAGTTATCCGCTAGCCAGGGAGGAACGTGCTAGGGGATCAGAACTCTAGGCTGGGCGTCATGATTTCCAGCTCGGTCTTCTCGTTGCCCGATTGGCTGCCACCAAACAACTTAATGGTGATGATCGGCGCACGGTTCGGCGTGTCGGGCGGATCGGTGAAGAACGTCAGAAGCCGGACGTAATAGTCGCTGTTAGGATCTGGCTGGATATCGCTGACCAGAATTGTCTGCACGCCATCGAGTTCGAGCGTGACATTGTTGAAGTTGATGGCCATTGGTTCCTCATGCAGTCCAGATCATCCAATCCTGCAGTTTCACGTCTGGCAAACCACCGCCAGGAGATGCGTACCAAGCGTGGTAAAAATTCTGCACACCCGGCGCCCACGGTGACTGGGCAGAATAAGTAAGCGTTGCGCCAGGAACCGTATATACCCCTGATGCAGCATATGCGCCGCCTGCCGACATCGAACAAGTCGAAGTATCGCCGTTGATATAACAAGTGCTAGGATAGTTGCAGTTGATGATCGGACCCGATGAATAAACGTAAGTCTGCTGCGGTAGATTAGACAAATTGGGGACACTTGCAGATGGCTGCAATGGCGTGCTTAAGGTCCAGGTCTGTGACGTACCTTCAAAAGTGACCGTGCAACTCACCGATGCGCCATAAGCAACCGTCGATGGCGCGTTCATTCGCAGATAAATCGTGTCGCCCGGATTGGCCGTGCCACCTGTACCCCAAGGACCGCCGGACGAATTAGAAATCTGCGCACCGCCGCCACTGACCGAGATGGAACCCGCTAGATTGCAGTTGGTGATCGGCGCCGACACCATATAGGTGCCGCTGTTGGGCAGCACGACATTGGCGGCATAGCCGCCAGGATTGACCGAAGAGAAGTTGAATGACGGTTGCGTGCAAGCCGTAACTGAGAAGGTCTGACTGACGCCCTCGATACTAACCGTAGCCGTATTTGTTTGATTGTAATTCGGCACAGTCAACCGCACGTAGATAGTGCCGCCCGGATTGATGGTAGTGCTCGTGCCCCAAGTCGAGCCGTTATTGGAAATCTGCGCAGTGCTGCCGGTCACCGTGACAGGTGTTGTTGCCACGATATTATCGACAACCGAGCTAGAAGTGACGATCGAACCGGGCGCCGAGATCGGCGCATTAGTAAAACTGAACGACGGCGGCTGGCCAACGGCCACCGTATAGTTCTGCGACACCGTTCCGATGGTCACGGTGCAAACATTCTGCGAGCCAAATACGTTGGGCGCGTCCTGCCGAACATAAACGATGCCGCCAACCGGGATGGACGCGCTCGCGGCCCAGGTCGATCCGTCGGCCGACACCTGGGCGTTGAGCCCACCGCTGACAGTCGCGGTCGTCGTTCCCGGCAGATTGGCAACTGGCGACGACGCTTGAACCTGCGTGGCGCCCTTCACCGCGTAGGTGAACGGGAACGAGAAACTGATTGGCAGCGCCACCGCGCCGAGGAAGCCGCGCGTCGCGGGCAGGATCAGCATCAGGCCGCCGTATCGCCGCCCAGCACAAACACCGCATTGGTGCCGCTGGTGTTGGACATGCACATCAGCGACACCACCGCGTACTGGCCGGCGGTCTTGTACTGACTCTGACGGTTGCGCAGCGTAGCACCAGCTGCCGCCGTCAACGTGACTTGGCCCGCACCGCCCTGCCACACCAACGCGTTCCAGCCCTTCGGCAGGCTGTTGGGCAGCGTCGCGGTGATAGGCGAGGCATTGGTGAACGTGGTCTGGCGACCGTTGTCGCTGGCGGTGAAGGTGTAGGTCGTGCCAGTCTGGTCATCAAACACCGCAGCAATCTGCGTCGAGTTGATGGTCGACGCAGCGATCTGCGCCAGCACGAACGCTGTAGTGGCCAGCTTGGTGGTGTTGTCGTTGGCTGCCGGCGTCGGCGCGGCGGGCGCGCCAGTGAAGGTCGGTGACGCCAACGGCGCGGCGCCGAGTGTGGACATCGCCGCCGTTGCGTTGGCCGCGCCCAGAAATGAGATAATGAACGCCGACAGCACCATGCCGGCCAGCGTGTCGAGGTTGGCGCTGTGCGGCTGCAGCCCCGAAGTCGCGCTGTTGACGTAGGCTTGCGTGGCCTTGCCCGCCAGATCGCTGGTCAGGTTGGCGATGTCGCTCTCAACCAGCGACACCGCGCCAGTCTTGCCGGCGACCGACACCACCGGCCCGGCGGCAATCGAACTCTGCACGCCGGCCACATAGGCGGCGGCAGCCTGTGCATTAGTGTTGGCGGTCTGCGCGTTAGTGGCAGCGGTCTGTGCCGCGTTAAGGTCATCGACCATTGCCTGCAGCACGCCTGAGCCACAGGTCACTTGCCACTGGGTCGAGACCTTGGTCTTGCTGGCATAGATGCAAGTGGTGGCCAGGCCGAGACTGGGCGAACCGGTCCAGCTCACCAACTGGCAGACGCCCCAGTTGGTGCTGTCGGTCACGTCCATCACCATCAGCCATTTGGTGGGTGTGAACAGCTCCGCACCGGTACTGGTCAGCTGCATGTCGAAGCGTTGGCCAACGACCAGCGACAGGTTGACGCCATCGGCCTCCGCGACCAGGAACCCGAGCTGCGCCGCCTGCTGCAACGTGGTGAGGAATGGCCCTAACGTTGAATTGATGTTGGCCAACCCCAACTCGACCAGCGTGTTCTCGGCGGCGTCGTAGCCGTCCATGCGCACGCCGATGCCGTTGATGGAGAAGCACAGCTGACTGATCAAGTTGTTGAGCCACGCCCGCGTGATTGGCGTCAAATCGGTCTTGACCAGCAGCGAGTTGGGGTCGATGACTTGAGCCATCAGGGCCTCAATCAGGCACAGTCAATGTGAACGGCGCTGCCGAATCGCACAGGTCAGCGAAGTTCTGACCATTCGGTAACTGACTGTGGTAGATCGCATCCGTCACCTCGTACTCGAAGCCCGGCATGAACTCCACGTTGAAGGCGGTGAAGATTGCCTTGACCTTCACCCGGTAGTAGGGAACATCCATACCGTCCTCCATTAAGCGCCGAATGCGATGCGCTGGGTGACTACGAAGTTGTCGCCGGTGCCGTCGGTGGTGCCGTCCAGTTCGACCTGATAAGACGACTGGCCGACGACGTTGAAGGTCCAACTGAACAGATATGTGACGCCATCCGGCTGTAGCACTGGAGCCGCAGTGACATCCGCGGTCTTATGGGTCGCGCCGTAGTGCAACGTGCACACCAGCGTATGATGCGAGGCGTTCCAGCTGTGCACCAGCGCGATCACCTTCATGCCTACGGTGGTAGCGCCGCCGCGTGCGATGACGGTCGAGATATGATGGTAGCTGTTGGACGTCGGGCCGGTCAGCTTGACCTGGCTGTTGGTTAGGCT